TAAATCCAAATTCTTTAAGTGATTGAGCCACTTTTTCGATTGCTTTTGGTGTAAGTTTTCTTGGATTGTTCGAGTAAGGTTTTAATAGATTAATATCTATATTTTCTACAATCATTTTTATTCTTCTATCTTTTTCATCGATATAATGCAACCTTTCGGAAATACATTACGATCACTAAATAACTCCTCGTTTTCTTCATAAGATGCAAAGGTTCTTATATATTTTTTATCTTTTTCAAATAGATAAGCTCTTGTAATCATAACACTTGGTAAAAACCCTGAAAACTCATGTGGAGTAGCATGGCCTCCATCGGATGTTATATCAATCCATCGGATTTCGTAAAAATAGTATTTTTTCTTTTTAATAACACAATGTTTAAATTTCGATTTCTTTTTTCTTCTCATCTTCTAACTTACCTTTACCATTGCAATCGTCACACCTTGCATGAGTCTCTTCTTTTGTTAAAGCATAATCCACTCTATAAAAGCCCGTGCCTTTACAAGTTGGACATTTTATATCTCTACCTCTGGCACATCCTTCCATTTATGTTTCCTGTATTTTTTACCATTTCTAATTATTATCTGCTCGTGACCCCACTCGCTAATAACCTTATAATCTTTCTTATCCCCATCATTTGCTGAACCTATTATATTAGTATTATTACTTAGTGATTTACTTAGTAAAGCACTCGAGGTGGTTTTGTACTGGTCAGGTGTCAAATCGTACTGCTGAAATTTATCGTAATTTACTATCGAAATTACTGAAACAGATTTGTAAGGGTGGTTATGGTCAGGTCTAGTTGTGGCTACTCTTATCTCTATCATTTTCTTACGTTTCAACCTTAAGATGAAAGACCTCATTGATGAATATGGCATTTTCCAAATAGATGCGTTTTTTCTAATTGGAAAAATTAACTCCCCACGTTTTACATATACTGGGTTTTCCATAAACTTTAGCTCCTTATCCTTATGACTTGCATTAGATACCATATACAACCAAACTCCTCGTTCTAAATGGTTTTTAAAAGCTGGGTGTTGCCATATAGATCTAAAAGCTAAAAAATATCCTGACTTCATTTAAACTGATCCTCGTTTGGTGTGTTGTTTGCAAGATCACCTAAAAAATCTTCCATCTTTTGTTTTTCAACTAAAGCCTTTTTAACTTTCTTAAGTAATTCTTTTTCAGTTCCGAACTTGTGTTCAAATTGGGCCTTACCTAAATGAACTGATACTTTACCAAGACGATGGTGCGAAGGGCAAAGTGGAATTACATCATAGTTTGAACTTCGTAAACCTAACCCTGTATGTTTTCTTGGATGATGCAGTTCTGCTGGTTGGCCACAACATATGCAACCAATCGAGGCAACTCTGCTCATGTAGTCTCGTTCAGATTTGGTTTTGTATTTTGCCATAGTTTACCTTGAGTCGGATTATCTTCCTTATAAGGCTTCCAATCAAAATCTACCAGCTTATATTTTTGTTTTGGATTAAATTTAGATTGTATTATGGTCTCAGTATATTGCTTGGCCTTTTTTAGATTCTCATAAGGAATTATCATAAACTCCTTACCATGCGTTATACCTAAAGATTGCTTGGTTCTAAGTGCCTTTTTGTAGACATAATCTCTAACAGATACCTTTCCAAGCCATATTTTAGTCACTTCTACTTTTATCATTTTATCCTTTCAGGTGGGCCTTAAGAGGCAAGGCCCACTTTAGTTCTAAAGGATAATAATGAAAAAACTAACTAAAAAGTTTCCTTCGACTCACTAATATCCCTTTTAGATTCTTTTAACAATCTTTTTATTTTTTTCAATTAAATAGAGATTTATACAACTTTAATTTGTATAATAGGCCTAAAAACCGCATAAAACCTAACTTATTTATCCACTTTTTATACAACTGAAGCCTTGCTTTTATGATTCAACTGCGGTATGAGTCGTATATGGATAATAAACAACTAACAAAAAAAGGAGTAAATATGCAAACTACTACTTTCATAATGAAAAATGGTAAAAAATTATTTTATCAAGCTGATAAAGGAGATGCCATTTTTAAATTTAGAAATACATCAGGATATAAAGATGAAGATGTTAAGTATATTAAAACAGAGGGTCATGAAATATCTTGTTTTAATACAACTACAAAAGCAGAAATATCTTTTAAATCACACGATGTAGTTAATAAAAATGCTTTATCTATGATTTTAACAGGCAGAGGTTTTAGATAAAATGCCTTTTGTAGTATCAATATTTAAAGGGAAGGCCAAAGACTGGCCTTCCTATTTTAAAAAAAAATTTGGTTCATATGGGCCAAATACAACTTTAAGTGAAGTTGTAAACAAAAACAAAGCGAGGGTTTATGATATTAAACACTACCAAAAACCTCAAACAAAATAAAAAGTATTTTAAAATCGTAGCACAGATTAAAAATACTGAGGAAAAGCTAAAGGAACTTAAAGAAAAGAAAAAAGTCCAGGCTTTAAAATTGTTTGACGTAAAAGTAATGACATAAACTAAAAAGAGAGGACAAATGTTAAAAAGGATAATAACACTAGGGATCTTTGTGACCCTACTTCAAAGTTGCTCGACTTATACACCTTTAGTCGATACAAAGGGTCGTTCTAAGTTTGAGTTAAGCAATGCAAGTGAAATATCAAATGACTTAATACTTTGTGAAAAACTTGCAGATAATAACACTACATTTTTTGGTAATATAAATTTTTGGATATTGAGTCCAAGAGCTGAGACTCAATACACAGATATTTATAGAAAATGTATGGAAGGCAGAAACCACCAGGTTTTAAATTAAGGAGGAAAAATGAAAAAAACTAAATGGTATAGTAAACTTAATAAAAAGGAAGTTGCAGAGCAAAATGTATATTTACAAGGACAAATTAAAAAACTTAAAGAAGAAGTCCTGTATCATAAAGGAACTTTTGAATCTGTAAAAGAAGATTTAATCAATCAACAACATAAAAACAAAACTTTAAGATTAGAAATTAAAGACCTTGAGTTTCGTAATCTTGAAGAAAAAGTTTTTTTATTAGAAAAAATTATTAGACTTCATGAAGATACACCTAAAAATATAACTTCATATTCTAATGGAGTTTCTACTATTACAACAGGAGGATAAGTGAGTAGAGGTAAATGGAAAGTGACTAAAAAACAATTAGTCGAAGTGCGAGACTCTATGGCCAAAGCTAGACAAGTCTATCACTTAAATACAAAGGACAGGGATAACTTTCATAAGTTGCTTGGTAAACGTATTAAGTTTGCTAGACTCTGTAATCATAAGACTCAAACAAAAGTTGGGAGGGCTTTAAACGTGAGTTTTCAACAAATACAAAAATATGAGAAAGGCGATAATGAAATTAAGGCATTTGATTTATTTAGAGTCGCAACCTATTTAGGAACGACTGTCAAATGGCTTTTAAAACCAGCTAAACATCAGGAGGATAGATGAGGCAACAAATAACTAATAAGTTAAATAACCTAATACAATATGACTCTAATGCAAAAGGTTATAGGTATTATGTAGATGGAAATCCAAAGTCTAGTGTGACGACTGTTATTGGAAAGTACAAAGACACAGGAGCTTTTTCATTTAGAAAACGAGACAAATGTTTAATTGCTCTTAAAAATAAAATGTTAAGTCAAAACAAACCTTTAGATGAGATAAACGCTTTAATAGAGGATATAAAACGTGAGGGCCAAAGATTAGAAGAAGTCGATATGAATATAGGCTCTAACATGCACGAGTTTGTAGAACTTTATTTAAAAGATAAAAAACCAGCATTATCTAATGAACAACCGCTACAACGTATGCAACAAATGTTTATGGAGTGGTGGCCCAAACAAAAGTTTATTGTAAAGGCCATTGAATTACCGCTTTATAGTCAGAAATACGACAGAGCTGGTTGTCTAGATATATTAGTCACTAAAAAGGCTTGGAATGGTAAACTTGCTTTAATGGATTTTAAAACAAGTAAAGATTTCTATTCAGATCAACCAACCCAGCTTGTGACTTATAAATCGTTTTTGGAAGAGTCTACTGATTACAAAATATCAAAACTTGCAATCGTAAACATTCCAAAAGACCCAAACAAAAATATATCAATGTGGGCCTTAAATATGAAACATGAAAGTAAATATTTTAAAGCCTTCAGGTGTGCGATGTACCTGGAAAAGATTGATAAATTTTTTAACAAACAAAAAAAAGAGTACAAAAAGAAGGAGGGCAGAGATGTCTAATTTTCAAAAGAAAAGCAAACCGCCATATGTGGGATGTAAGTCTAACACAATATATCCTACAGGGCAAAAACCACCTATTCCTACATTTAGAAGGAAAATAACAGAGATTGTTTATACTTGCTCTATTACCAAGAGAAAGTTTAAACCTTCGCAAATGCCAATGGAATGGTTTAACCAACCGCAAATTCAAAACTATGTAAAGCAAGGTTGGGAAATGGAAAAGCAATATACAATTCAAGAGCCTTTTCAAATGCCAAAATATGGTGAGAACATAGAGCTAATAGAAACGTTTAGATTAGTTAAGCCTTATCAAAAACGTGGCAATCTAGGTGCTGGGTTTAAAAGTGTAGGAGAGTCTATACCTACAATGCCTGTTCAAGAGTTTGCACCTGAAAATGCAAAACCAGTGACTATGCAAGATTATAAAAACTTGGAAAGCATGGATGATAAACTTCCACGTGAGCCTGGAGAGGAGGATTGGGATGACCAGTTCTGAAGATTACTTACACCTTGATAGAGATAAACTTATGAATGAGTTAAGAGATTTATCTGCAAAGTATAATCAAGCATATTCAATTCAATTACAAACAGAAACGAGAACTAAACAACTCAATGCTGGTTTGTTTATAAAATATAAAACAGGCCAAGAAAAAATATCTGTTAAAGAAATTGACGCAAAGATTATATTAGATAAGGATATGTCCCAGCAACGATTAAAAGACGATGAGGCTCGTAAAAACTATTTGAAAGCTAAAACGGAATATAATAATATGCTGACCGAAATTTCTCTTTTACAAAGTGAGCTTAAAAGAGAATTACAACTTATGGGTAAGGAGAGATAATGTTATATTTTGGAAAAACAAAATCTGATTGGAAAGCAATCGAACTCCATTATAGACGTGAGTGGATCTGCTTTGTAGTAGGGTTTGTATTAGGAGCAATTATATTTTAGTGCCTTGTAATATTATAAGGTTCTAAATCATCATTTTTATTGATTGGCCTGTAAGTAATCTCATAATCTAAGAGATACAGGCCACTCTCTTCAAAATTTTTTAAAATTTTTTCTTTATGCTCGAAGTTAGGATATTTATCTACAAAGGATATAGAAACTGCCTTACCTAAAGGCTCGTGTTCCTCTGAAGGTGCAAAGAAGAATTGTGCGTCTACAAATATAAAATCATCCATAAATACTATTAACATATTATGGACTTTAGGTAATTACTTTTTTTTGAAAGTATTTACACCTCTAATACCAAGTATTGTTGAAAATGCACCAATAACTAATCCTTGATACCAGTAAGGCAAATTCTCAAATTTCATAAAAAAATAATCGACTCGTTCTTGTAATGCTTGATCACCAAAAAATACAGAATAGGCCAAAATCAACAAAGGCAATGAGAGTAAAATTAAACAGAACTCATCCTTAAAATCTGATTCTTGTCTTTTGTGTACTATTTTCTGTAGCTCTACTTCCCCAGCTACTGCTCTCTCTAAGTGCTTAACCTCTGCTTCACTCTCTAAAAGTTTTGCACGTTTTTTATTTTTATATATCTCTGTTCCTGTTTTTAGAGCTAATTTACCTAATGTGAACCACATTTTAACTCCAGTGCCAATTCGCAGTAATGTTTAATTTTTTCATAACGTTCTCTGTCGCTTTCGTAATCCTTTTTTCTTACTGCATATTTAACAATATTACCATCTATAAAATCTAGTTTGTGGGCCACTATTAGCTCAATAGGGTCAATTTTTGAATTTTTGTAGTGGAGGCCACCTATTTGCTTATCTAGTGCTGAACCCCTCTTAAAAGCTCTTATTTTGCCTTTAATGACCTTTTTTTCATCAACCTTGTCCGTCATACTAGCTTTTTAATCCATCTGCCCTTATTGTTCAATACCATAGGCAAAAGACGTGGGATTCCATCAAGTATTATACCACAACCCACGATAAACCTTGTTCTATGATTTTTAGAATAGGCAAAAGCTAAATTTTTTTGATCGATGAGACATCCTACATTCATGGCCCAAAATAAACGTTCAGGATTGGCCCAATATTTTATAGTGAAGGCGGTATGATAATGGCCCTGACACGTTGAAAGTCCCATTGTTTGAGATACTTTCAAAACATCCGCAGATCTGCCATGAGTAAAAAAACATTTCTCGCCATTTGACATAGTAATAGTTAAATCATCCACCCACTTCCATTTTTTAGTTCCTAAAAACTCACCATAGTCTTTTAAAAATTGTCTACTCATGCCAAACTTAACTGCTCGTCTATAAACTAAACTAGAATGATTAGAGTCAACCTCTACAAGTTTTGGAAACATAGATTCAAGCCTTTTAATATGTTGTTTGGAGGCATTTAACTCGTGTCCTGGACTATACAAATCAGGATCGTGGGTGTGCATGGATATAGCATGGAAGTCTAACAAGTCACCAATTGACATCGTAAACGTTGGTTTAAATTCTTTTTTTATAGCCTCTAAAAATGCAAAACTATCCTGATGGTGGTAAGGAATATGCATATCTGAAATCACTAATATCCTTTTCATAAGGAATCAACTATAACTTGTGGAGGGAGTTTTGTCTAACTTTAATTGATAAGGGTCACTATGAGATGAGTGACAACTGCAATAGTGCAACCCCACATAATTTTTTCAATACGAGAGACTCGCTGATCTAAGTGAAATAAATGGTTTCCTTTAATAGTTTGGATTTCTTGTTTCAAAAGTTTTAGCTCACCTTCGACTCTAATTAGTTGTTCTCTGTTTTGTTGTATTTTTGTTGCCATGACCTTTTTTACTTTTTTTTTCTTCGTAAATCAAGATCATGCTTTCTAGAGCCTCTAGTAAATGACCGAGCACGTGCAAGTGCCCACTGAGTCATCCCAACTTTAGGTCTTGAACCGCTTAACCACGCTCCTTGCCCTCTACGATAGACCTTCTTGAGTTGGCCCAAAGTGACACCTTTTTTACTATTAGCCATTCTTCGTAAGGCTTTTAATACTGGAGCTGATATTGGTTTTCTTCTTACTGCCATTATTTAACTCTCGCTTTGAACATGGATCTAGGTATTCTTGCACCTGATTTATATAGCTTATCCATTGATTTTATTAGATTTGCTCTAGCAGTTCTTTTAGCTCCTGTTAGTCCTTCAAGATACTTTTTTTGAACGTCAAGTTTTTTATCTCTTGCTACTCTTCTTCTTCTTTTTCTTTTTTTTGACATTTTTTCTTTT